TGGTCTAACATCAGGATTCAGAGAATATCAAGGTGGAACTACATTTGATCCGGCAGGTGGTGGTACTGGAACTGATACTGCAACTGATGTTGGTGTAGCTCTTACTTCTGGAACTAGAATTGTTGGAACTGATAATGGATATATTAGAACATTATTAGAATGGAACGCGAGTAATACATTAAATATTGGGCAAAGTGGCACTACTCTTATACAACATGTTAGAATCTTTGGTGGTACGCAGGGTGTTGAATTATATGAAAATGGTACAAAACGATTAGAAACTACACCAACTGGCGCTACAGTTACTGGTGAATTAGTTGCTGATTCTGCATCTTTTTCTGGCCCAATACACGTAGATAATGATGGCACTGATGGACCAGGATCTGGTATTCGAGTCGCTAATACTGAATTCTATGATTTTGGTAGCGGTGATCCTACATTTAGAAATGTAACGAGTAATACCAAAACTGTTCTTAGAGTTTTACCGAATGGCACAGGAATGTCAGGAGGATTTCCTGCAAACCAATCTTCTGCATTTGAATTTTTTGGTAAAGATTATCATACTGATGCTACAACATATCACAATTTTAGAATTTTAGGAAGAGAAGATTCGGATTATATTATTGATACTTCTCACGGTACATCATCTCCAACAAATAAAGGTATAAGATTCAACTTAGGATCTAAGGGTGGAAGTTATTCTGCAGAAAATATACTAGTTCTATCAGGTGATAGTGACGGTGGAACAATGGGTAATGTTGGTATTGGTACAGCAACACCAGCAACTAAACTTGACGTGAATGGTATTATAACTGCTACTGCGGTTCAGGATGCTACTTATTTATCTACAGTCTCTGGTTCTAGTACGAGTAAGATCAGATTATGGGATGAAACTAATACTTCACAATATGTCATAGGGATGTCAGATGGATATACATTTGGTGGTTTAAATAATGATTATGCTATTAACTTCACTATGTCCAACACCAATAGTCGTGGATTTATCTTTGATGACAATGGCCATGGCAGTAATAGTGGCGCAATGGCGATTACCACAGATGGTAAAGTAACAGTTGCACATAGTATTCGTGTAGGATATGGTGAAACAGATACTACGACTCCTGGTGCTACACACACGCTTGATGTCAATGGATCATTTGCAGCAACCACAAAATCATTCGTAATTGATCATCCGACTAAAGAAGGTAAGAGACTTCGTTATGGATCACTCGAGGGTCCAGAGAATGGCGTCTATGTTCGGGGTCGACTCAAAGGTGATAACAGAATTCAACTTCCTGATTACTGGACTGGACTCGTTGATGAGGACACGATCACAGTCAATCTGACACCAATCGGTAATCAGCAAAGTCTCTTTGTTGAAGACATAGCAGATAATCAGATACTGATTGGTGGTTGTAGAAAACACGTAGATGCTTGGGACATCAACTGTTTCTATACTGTCTACGGTGAACGTAAAGATGTAGATCAATTGGTTGTGGAGTACGATGCATAATGTCAATCGTTATTAAACCGACTGCATCAAACAGTAACTTTCGAAGGTTAACTGGTGCTGAATCTAAATGGATGATTCCGCAATCATTGACATATAAATTTTCTGCTTTTGAAAATAATACTCGACTATTTCGAAATGGAACTTTCAGTACTAATCTTTCAAAACAAACTATTACATCGATAGCTCTTACTGCTGGAGACGTAATGTCTTCTGATAAACCATTTACTTTTTGTTCAACTGGTGGTGGAACTCTTGGTATTTGTTATGCTTGGGAAGGGACTATCTTTGGTCATAGAATTGATCGATATACTCCTACATTTTATATTACAGCAACGAGAAAAACCGCGACTGTTACGATTACAAGACAGACAGGCGGAACAGTTGTTGTAAATGCTCAGTCAGTGGAAAAGGATGAACTCTTTACATATACTGCAGCAGATACAGATGATCAATATATTATTACTTCTGATACCCCGATTGCTTGTTATGTAGATGACGTAGAAGGTTCAGGAGATGCTGCAGACTCACTTCCGCTCTTTCCAGCTTCAACAGACCTATTCGGAACATTTTCAGGTGGAGGTCACATTATAGCTTCACAAGCAACTACTAGTTATAATGGATATGGAAGTGGTGGCGCAACAATAAGTGGAACTCTATCTGCTATCGGAGCCGCGACAGAAAATGTTCTAGGCGCCGGCAGTCAATTTACCGGAGCATCATCTCGTATAATAGCAGACAAACCTATTTTTGTTGAATCACAAGCCGATGCTGATGGTGGAGAAATGACTCCGTTTGTATCAAAGGAAGCATTCGGTACGCAGTTTATCATACCGAGTAATGAAAATGAATTTGTTAAACTTACGAGTGACGTACCTGCAAACTATGAAGTATTTAACTCAAGTGGAACCTCAGTTGGAACTGGAACACTTTCTGGAATAGATATATCTGGAGTAGAAGGTGGGATATATGATGCGTACCTTGGAAGCGCGACAGCAGGAAGTACTCTTACAACTGAAGGTAATTTGATTGTTACAGATCAACCAGTCTATGCGATCTTTGAAGCTGACGGAGATGATGAGACTGTACTCATCGCAAGAGCACCAGTCAACAATGGATCAACTAATGTAAATGCAAAAACTGTAACAGATGGATTAATATTTTATTATGACTTTGCTAATACTCGATCATATCCAGGCACGGGATCTACTGTGAACGACTTAAGTATTGTAGGAAACACCTCCGGTTCGACTGTAGGATCTCCATCATTCTTATCATCTAATTTAGGCGTATTTGACTTTTCTCTCGGAAATAATTATCTTTCGTATAATTGTGAAAACCAAAGTACAGTATTCAATGGTAGTAATAATTTTACTATGTCTTTATGGTTCAATCCAGATGCAGTAGCACCAAGTACAGGACATAGTGATGCTCCATTGCTTTTTAGAATAGGAACGCAATTATTATTTTTTACTATGGGTGATGGCGGTGCAGCAGATGAGTTACATTTAAGAGTAAATCAAAATTCAACTTGGCAAACAACAGTTTCATCTACTTCATTAGATCTACAAGAATGGTATTGTTTTGTAGTAACATATAACGCATCAAGTGGGTATGTTTCTTATACAAATGGAGTACAAACAGAAACAAGTAGTGTTACAGGAACAATCGCTTCATCAAGTAGTGTCAATTCAATCGGAAGTGTAACTAATAGAGAATATGATGGAAGGATAGCTGCAGCATTACTCTACAATCGCGATCTTTCAGCAACAGAAGTAGCACAAAACTTTGAAGCATTACGAGGAAGGTTTGGTATATAATGGGCGTTAACTTTAATCCTGGGATTGTAACAGATGGATTATCTTTGCATCTCGATCCTATGAATACTAAATCTTATCCTGGATCAGGAAGTAATTGGACAGATGTAGCTCAAGGAATTAATTTTACTTCTTCTGGAACTCAAACTCCTCTTGAAACAAAAAATGGCGCTATATGTTTTGGGTTTAATGGGTCTGGTTATTGGACTAGTGACAGCAACCATACTCTAGTCGATATGGGAGGCGATTGCACTCTTATTATGTGGGTATTTGATGATGGTAATAGAACCATTAGGAGAACCATTTTTGAAAAACAAGAAACCACTGTTTCTCACTCTTATCGTCAAGAAATAGCAGTGACGTGGGAAATATCTGGAGATAGAGAATTTTCATATTTCTCTAGAAATAGCCCTAATTATGATACTGCAACAATACCTCCTTTACAATTTGGATCTGGTCAAGATAATATTTGGAAACAATTCGCTTTAAAAATGTCTACAGGAAGAACATCTTCAGCTAGAACAGGGTTTTATAGTGTTAATGGAGCTCCTTGGGCATCTAGTTATAATTCCCGATCAGATACTGCATTAGTAACAGCAGGTGCTATTCATATAGGTGAAGGATATGCAGGTATTGTAGAGTCAGGAAATATTGGTTTAGTAACTTGTTATAATAAGATGCTCGATGATACCGAAATAGCACAAAATTTTGAAGCAATGCGTGGTAGATTTGGATTATAAATAGAGATAAGGTAGGTAGATTTAAATGGCAATATCAGATAGAAATATAGTAATCACGCCAAATGTCTCGGCAACTGGACCTGCGCAACCAAAAATTGTGTTTACAGGCGCTGATTCGAGCACAGGTGACTCTGCTGCCATTACGTTGTTCGCTAATCCAGAAAACTCTGGCACACTCAGTTTTAGTGCTTCTGAAGGCCAACTCTTTTCGATTTCCAATAATCTCACAAGTGGTGATATTTTTACTGTTAACGACGTATCTGGTATACCATCACTCGCTATTAATGCAAATGGTGTTATTAGTCTTGCAGAGTTTAACGGAAGAGTTTTAGTCGGTGGTGCTGTTGATGACAGTTCATCTGCATTACAAGTGTCGGGAACAGTTGCTGCTACTTCCTACACAGGAGATGGATCTTTACTTACTGGAATCACATCTAGTGGTGGAGGTGGAGCAGTTAATGATCTCTTCCTAAAATATCGAAAAGTGATTGATTCAAATTACACGGTTGATAGTGATGGATTAGGTCGTGGTGTTACAGCATTTACAGGTGTGAATGATAGCGATGGATTAACGATTGCGACTGGAGTAACAATTACAGTCAATAGTGGATCGGCATGGGTATTATCATCTGGAGATAAGAACATGGGTCTTGACGCGATGGTTGCGACAAGTAACCAGACTGAAAGAACTATGCGTACTGGTACGATCAAACCAACACTTGATAATACATATGACCTTGGTGACTCTGCGATTGGATGGAGAAATATATATACAAATGACTTGAACTTATCAAATATGAATAGCTCTGGAAATGATATCGACGGAACGACTGGTAAGTGGACGATACAGGAAGGTGAAGATCAACTCTATGTTATCAATAAAAGAAATGGTAAGAAATATAAGTTTATGCTAGAGGAGATTGTATAATGACAATTAAGATTGCGAGTGAGGGTGGTACAGTTGATATTGATGCAAGGCAAGGGTTGGCGAAGGGTTTTATAAATTTTGATGGTGCAGCTACTTTTGATGCCTCTGATACAGAAGTTAGAAAATCTTTAAATATGTCAACATTAACTGATATTGGTACTGGTCATTATGTTATTGGTATAACAAGTGCTATGGGTGATACTGACTTTATTATGAATACCACCGCAACTTGGAGTAGTGAACAAGATTATGGGGGTGCTATGTATCCAAGAAATAGCATAGCTTTTACCACTACACAATTTACTGTTTACATAACTAATCCAGGCAATATGCTTTCATACTTAAATAGTAAATATGCTTGGATGTTAATACACGGAGATTTAGCATAATGACAACAACACCACAATTTACAGGCACACATTTATTTGACAGACTATGTTGGGCAAAAGAAAACCTAGATGGAGTACAGTCAGACTACCGTGTAGTGTATGAAGACAGCATAGACGAATGTGCAAAGATACTCGTGCCTGACCCAAACTGGATGGCTTGTGCATTGCAGGGCGGCATACTTCCACCAGTATGGGTGTATTGGGAACTCAAAAAAGACGAATCACAACCTGACTTCAAGAAGCATACTCGTGGTTACTTGTTACACGAGACAGAACCAATGGAAGCTATGACTGAAGAACAGGCAATAGAATACCTTATTCAGAAGGATGTGCCAGAACATGTCTGGAAAAATTCAAATAAAATAAATAAAACAAGAATGGTAATATGTAAAAAAGATCAATTACCGCAAACAAGAGAATGGCGTAACTCTTGGAAGATATCAGAAAGACTAGCAGCATGACAGATACCTTTATCGTAGACAAAGATGGGAATCGAGTAAATGCATCAAATGTTACGGTACCATCAGATAGATTATTCCGTGATTCATGGGTACTCAGTGGATCAGTTATCGAAGAGGATCTAACAAAGGCAAAGGAGATCTTTCGTGATAAAGTTCGTGAAGTAAGAAAAGGATTACTTGATGCAAAAGACGTAGAGTATATGAAGGCACTTGAGACGAGTGCAGATACTTCTGCGATTATATCGACAAAACAGAGTTTGAGAGATGCACCAAGTGCGTCAGCAATAGATAATGCAACGACGATTGCTGAACTAAAAGCAGCATGGGATACAGACTTATTAGGTGATAATCCTTATAGCTAATGGAAAGTGAAATGACAGAAGAAAACAAAAATGAAGTGGCTATCTTTGAACAAATTCGTACGAATGTTCAAGTAGCAGATCGAAATGAATATAAAGTACCGATGGCGATGGTTTTTGGAAAGGGATCACTTGCGCGGACCGAAAGTTTTGGTGGTAGTTCTCTCGTCGAGAATTCAGAGAAAGTAGATCTCGCCATTCAAAATACAAATGAGTTACAGAATATCTGGAATCACTCGCACTCGCAGTGGATGTGGAAACATTTGAATCTCTCTTATCATTCTCCTCATAAGAACATGAGACAGATCGCCGCAGAGATGAATCGAAAAAAGTCAGCACTCAACGAGGCGAAGTGGAGACAGGTCAAGAACGAGGTCAAGATCAAAAAGATCGAAGAAGAACTCGAGTCTGGCAAATGTGATTATTGGAGAGAGGTCGATCTCACAGTCAAACTCACTGAACTGAGAGAGGGACTCGCCGAAGGTATCGTAACGATCGAAGGTGCGATGAAAGACGTTCTCGTACTCAATGAGTTATACGAGCAACTGAAAGGTAAGGTCTCTAGTTTCTCTGAAGTCGATATCGAGATGGAAGAGAGTAAGACACACTTGAAGAGAAGTATCGTTCAGTCAATTCGCGACGTTCGTATGTCGGGATCGATTACGAAGGCAGAACAAGAATACTTAGAACAGATCGGCGTGAATCCAATGAAGATGCAGAATCTGATTCGACAGTACGTCAAACAAGAAGCAGAGTCGACTTCGTGGGATAACAAAGGATTATATGATTTCGTTGATGGCATAGTGAAAGATTTGATAGACAATCATAAGGTTGATATCATAAGAATGGAGTATATGGGATTTGACTCGAAGCCTGTAGAGAACATGTCTTATGATACAGTCGTAGCAAGGAGAATAGAAGGCAATGAGCAAACTAATCGTAACGACGATTGAGGATGCGAGTGGAGCAGCAGGTACAGTTACCTTTACGGGTTCTGTCGAAGCAGTCGACTTCAACTCGACTTCTGATGCTCGTCTCAAGACAGAGATCACAGGTATCGAAGGAGGTCTGAATAAGATCGCTCAGATGCGAGGTGTGACATTTAAGATTCACGATAAACCATCGGCTGGTGTCGTTGCGCAAGAATTAGAACAAGTAATTCCTGCTGCAGTCAAGACTGGCGATGATGACTATAAGTCAGTGAACTACAACGTCATTATCGGATATCTGATTGAGGCAGTCAAAGAACTTCAAGAGGAAGTCAATACTCTGAAAGGTCAGTAAAGTGGCCTATCAAGTCAGTGGCACTGAAAAGATAAAAGATGATAACACTGTAACATTCAAGACAGTTACAGTGACAAATTACTATACGCTTTTTGGTGGGATTGGGGCGGGTGCTTCTTTTGGATATTCATCTGGTGGATTTTCTCCACCGTATGTCAATACGATTGATAAATTTACTTTTAGTGCTGATGCTAATGCAACTGATGTCGGTGATCTCACTCAAGCAAGAGGATTTATAGCAGGCCAATCTTCTGCTACAAATGGATACACATCTGCTGGCACTACTCCTGGAGCAGTCAATACAATCGACAAATTTCCTTTTAGTGTAGACGCTAATGCTACTGATGTTGGGGATGTGATTCAAGCAAGAAGCGGAGTAGCAGGCCAATCATCAACTGAAAATGGGTATGTATCTGGAGGAAGTGTTAGTAATATAATAGAAAAATTTCCTTTTAGTACAGACGCTAACGCAGCTGACGTAGGCGACTTAACTCAAGCAAGAGATCGCGTTATAGGACAATCATCTATTTCGAATGGTTACACATCAGCAGGACTAATTCCAGGTCCAACTACAGTCAATACAATCGACAAATTTCCTTTTAGTGCTGACGCTAACGCAACAGACGTTGGTGATCTCACTCAAGCAAGATACGGTGCAGCAAATCATTCATCAATTGACAATGGTTATGCTGCTGGAGGGTTTGCTCCAGGATTAGTAAATATAATAGATAAGTTTCCATTTGCTGCTGATGCGAATGCAACAGATGTTGGAGACCTAACTCAGTCGAGATCATCTAGTGTTGGGCAAAGCTCAGATACAAATGGGTATAGTTCTGGCGGTAGTAGTCCACCTACTGTCAATATAATAGATAAGTTTCCATTTAGTGCAGACGCTAACGCAGCTGACGTAGGTGATCTGAGTCAAGTGAGATATGGCGCAGCAGGACAACAAGGATAGAAATATGGTTTATAAAGTATCAGGAACAGACGCACTCAAAGACGATAACACAGCAGTTTTTCGAAATGTAATTGTGACTACGAATCAGACGACATCTACAGGCCTCGGAGGATCTACGAGTGGATATGCATCAGGCGGAGCAGCTCCTGCTTTTTCTACTGTAATAGATAAATTCCCATTTTCTGCTGACGCAAATGCGACTGATGTAGGAGATCTAACTCAAGGAAGAACCAATGTATCTGGTCAATCATCAGCTGATAATGGATATTCATCTGGGGGCACACCTGCAATCAATATAATTGATAAATTCCCGTTTAGCGCTGATGCCAACGCAACAGATGTAGGAGACTTAACACAAGGCCGAGCTTCGTCATCCGGACAGTCATCGTCTGATAATGGATACACTTCAGGAGGATCCAATACAGGATTTCCGATAGTTGGTACAAATACAATAGATAAATTCCCATTTTCTGCTGACGCAAATGCGACAGATGTTGGAGATTTATTAGGTATAAGATTAGATGCTTCTGGCCAGTCTTCTTCATCTAATGGTTATATATCTGGGGGACAAGATCAAACTCCAGGGGGAACAGGTGCCTCTAATATTATTCAAAAATTTCCATTTTCTGCCGATGCCAATTCAACAGATGTTGGAGATCTGACCGTAGCTAAAATTCAATCTTCAGGTCAATCATCATCGACCCATGGATATACATCTGGCGGTCCAAACAGCAATATTATTGAAAAGTTTTCCTTTAGTACAGACGCAAATGCAACAGATGTGGGAGATTTGACTCAGGCAAGATACAAACCTGCAGGCCAATCATCAACTGAAAACGGATATGCTGCTGGTGGGTATAATTCTGGTAATCCAGCTCCGCCACCTCCTCTTCAAAATTTTGATACGATTGATAAGTTTCCTTTTAGCACTGATGCTAACGCAACAGATGTTGGTAATTTAACTCAAGCAAGAAATGCTGCTACAGGACAACAGGTGTAATGAATGCCGTATAAGATCAATCTACCACTCGTAGGAAGCACGGGAACTCGAAAGAAAGTCGTGATCGACGAGAACAACGATCTATTCATTGATGTGTCTCGCGTCGGATCTTTTGTAGGGATTTCACCGGTGCAAGGATCTACGAGTGGATATGCATCTGGTGGTATACCTACTCCTGGCACTTCTACAAATATTATAGATAAGTTTCCTTTCGCGGCAGATGCGAATGCTACCGATGTGGGAGATCTAACTCAATCAAGATATTCTGTAGCTGGTCAGTCTTCTACTACGAGTGGATATAATTCTGGTGGACAAGTTCCCCCTTCTACGCCAGTTACCACAATCGATAAATTTCCTTTCAGTGCAGATGCAAATGCAACAGATGTTGGAGATCTAACGCAAGCAAGAGAACAACCTGTAGGAACATCTTCTGATACAAGCGGATATGCATCAGGTGGAAGAACTCCTGCTACGTCGAATGTAATCGATAAGTTTCCATTCAGTACTGATGCAAACGCAACAGACGTAGGAGATCTAACTCAAGGAAGAGGTCAAATTGGAGGTCAATCATCACGTACTCATGGATATAATTCTGGAGGTTTTACACCACCTACTCAGACTAATGTAATTGATAAATTTCCTTTTAGTTCTGATGCAAACGCCACCGATGTCGGAGATTTACTTTCTGCTAAAAGAGGTGTGACAGGAACATCTTCTGATACAAATGGATATGCTTCAGGAGGATTCCCTTATCAAAATGTCATTGAAAAATTCCCCTTCAGTGCTGATGCAAATGGAGTTGATGTGGGCGATCTGACTGTATCAAAAGCATTTTCAGCTGGCCAGTCTTCTACTACGAGTGGATATAATTCTGGAGGAAACGGCACACCCCCAATTACTAACATTATTGATAAATTTCCTTTTAGTTCAGATGCAAACGCAACTGATGTAGGTGACTTGACACAAGCAAGAAGTTCTTCAACAGGTCAACAGGTGTAATAAATAGTAACATGGCATATAAGATATCAGATACAGCACTTATTTTTGAATCAGATGGATCTGCAATTTTAGTTGCAGAGACAGTGAACTATCGAGGCACTTTGACTACGACGAACACTACGTTCGACTTGGATCCAAATTATATCACAGATTACTTTCCTGCCGGATTTCAAGGAGAAGTAAGTGGATATGCATCTGGTGGCAGTCCTACTACTAACATAATCGATAAGTTTCCTTTTAGTGCTGATGCAAATGCTACTGATGTTGGAGATTTAACTCAGGCAAGAAGCGCTAGTGCTGGACAATCATCAGGCTCGAATGGTTATTCTTCTGGTGGATTTGCTCCACCTGGTGTTAATACGATTGATAAATTCCCTTTCAGTACTGATGCTAACGCAACTGATGTAGGTGATCTATCTCAAGCAAGATCATTTGTATCTGGTCAATCATCTGCGTCAAACGGTTATACTTCTGGAGGAATTTTTCCAGAACCTACCGTTAACACAATCGATAAGTTTCCATTTAGTAGTGATGCAAATGCAACAGATGTGGGCGATTTGTCTCAAGGAAGAAACGCTCTTGCAGGTCAATCGTCTTCTGAGAATGGATACACTTCTGGCGGCGGTGCTCCAGGAAGTGTCAATATAATAGACAAGTTTCCTTTTAGCACAGACGCTAATGCGTCAGACGTTGGTGATTTGAGTCAAACAAGAGAAGGCACAACAGGTCAATCGTCTTCTGAAAATGGATATTCATCGGGTGGTTCGACTCCAACTCGAGTCAATACAATCGATAAGTTTCCATTTAGTGTTGACGCAAATGCGACTGATGTTGGAGATTTGACTCAAGCAAGAAGTGGACCAGGTGGACAATCATCCACTGAAAACGGATACGCATCTGGAGGATCATCTGCACCTTTTAGCAGTCAGAATACGATTGATAAGTTTCCGTTCAGTACAGATACAAACGCAACTGACGTAGGTGATCTGACTCAAGTAAGAAATGGATTAGCAGGACAACAGGTATAACGATGGTTTATAGAGTCAACAGAGATCCAATCATTGACGGCGACAGAGTACTTCGTGTCGATCGTATGCGCGTGGGAAGTTTTTCAGAAACCTATAAATTCCAGGGATCTACAAGCGGATATACATCTGGTGGATTTGCACCACCTTATACAAACGTAATTGATAAGTTTCCATTTAGTTCAGATGCTAACGCAACAGACGTCGGAGATTTGACTTCAGTTAGAGCTGGTCCAGCAGGACAATCTTCAGATGCAAGTGGATATTCGTCTGGAGGCAAAACCTCGTCTTATCTTAATATTATCGATAAGTTTCCTTTTAGTGCAGATACAAATGCAACAGATGTAGGAGATTTGACCCAAGCAAGATGGATTCCAGCAGGACAATCATCATCAGAAAATGGATATACTTCAGGTGGGGATGTACCACCCGAGACTAATATCATTGATAAATTTTCTTTTAGTAGTGATGGAAATGCAACTGACGTAGGAGATTTATCTCAAACGAGAGGTAGATTGGCTGGTCAATCTTCTTCTTCGAATGGTTACTCGTCAGGAGGTCATTCTGCATTTCCTACAACTACCAACGTCATAGATAAATTCCCATTCGCAGCAGATGCGAATGCAACAGATGTAGGAGATTTGACCCAAGCAAGAGGATATCCAGGAGGGCAATCATCTTCCGAAAATGGATACTCATCAGCTGGTTACGCAGGAGATGCTTCAGGATTGAATACTATAGATAAATTTCCATTTGCCGCAGACGCAAATGCTACTGATGTCGGAGATGTAACACAAGGAAGATATCCTGTTGCAGGACAATCGTCAACTTCTAATGGTTATTCTTCTGGAGGATATTCTTCTGGTGGGACTAACATTATAGATAAATTTCCATTCGCTACTGATGCTAACGCAACTGATGTAGGTGATTTGACTCAAACAAGGTGGGAAACTACAGGTCAACAGGTGTAATAAATAGTAACATGGCATATAAGATATCAGATACAGCAATCATAATCGAATCGGACGGAGAGACTATCCTCGTTGCCGAGTCTTTTCAGTACGAAGATAGCATTACGATATCGAATACTGAGTATACATTGAGTCCAACTTATATCACAGATTATTTTCCTCAACCATACACTTTCCAGGGAGAAACGAGTGGATATACCTCTGGTGGTGGTCCTAATGTCAACACAATTGATAAATTTTCTTTTACCTCTGACGCTAACGCAACTGATGTAGGTGATTTATCTCAAGGAAGAGGATTTGTAGCAGGCCAAACATCATCTACAAGTGGTTATACTTCTGGAGGAGGATGGCCGCCAACTTCACAAAATACTATTGATAAGTTTCCTTTTAGTACAGATGGTAATGCTACAGATGTTGGGGATTTAACACAATTAAGATCAATGACGGTCGGGCAATCATCAGATGCTAACGGATATACATCTGGAGGGTATGTAACAGGACCATATAGTAATGTTATTGATAAATTTCCGTTTAGTGAAGATGCAAATGCAACTGATGTTGGGGATCTACGCGGGAATAGATACGCTTTAGCAGGTCAATCCTCTACCGAAAATGGTTATATATCAGGGGAAGGTGTTATAGAAAAATTCCCTTTCAGTGCTGATGCTAATTCATCAGATGTTGGGGATTTATCTCATTTTCAAAGATTTGGTTTTGGTCAATCTTCGACAACGCATGGTTACCATTCTGGAGGACCTGATCTCAATATTATAGAAAAATTTCCTTTCAGTGCTGATGCTAATTCATCAGATGTTGGTGATTTAACAGTTGCAAGAGAGCGAGGGGCTGGCCAATCTTCTACGGAAAACGGATATAGTTCTGCAGGCTACCCACCAGGACTTAGTAGCAATATAATTGATAAATTTCCGTTTACCTCGGATGCAAACGCCACTGATGTTGGGGATTTAACTAATAACAGACGTGAAGTTGCAGGACAACAGGTGTAACGATGGTTTATAGACTCGACGCAGGTACAGTAATAGACGCAGACGGTAACTTAGTTATCGAGAACCTGTATGCGAGTAGTGTTGCTCAGCAGTATTCATTTCAAGGATCTACAAGTGGATATACATCAGGAGGAGCACCCACTTTACCTAGTATTAATAATATTGTTTCTAATACGATCGATAAGTTTCCATTTGCTGCAGATGCGAATGCAACAGATGTTGGTGATCTGACGTTGTCAACCAATTCATCTGCAGGATCACATTCTATGGAAAATGGGTATGTTTCTGGGGGTACTGCGCCAACGGATTTTCCTACAAGAATTACAAATACGATTCAAAAATTTCCGTTCAGTGTCGACACTAATTCTACAGATATCGCAGATTTAACAGAAGCAAAGCATTTATTTGCAGGCCATTCTTCAGATGCTAATGGTTATACTTCTGGTGGTTCGGAAAATACCACCGTTGCAACACCACCCGCTAATCAATATAATACGATTGAAAAATTTCCTTTCAGTGCAGACGCAAATGCAACTGACGTTGGGGATCTCACTCAAGTAAGAAGAAGCTCATCTGGTACGAGTTCGGAAACCCATGGATATACTGCAGGTGGTAACCTGTTTCCGGAATCACCCGGTACTACGCCAATTACAATTGATCGATTTCCTTTTAGTTCAGATGAAAATTCATCTGATGTAGGTGATCTCTATGCTGGAGCTGGTTTATCATCAGGTCAATCTTCTACTACTCATGGATATGCTTCGGGTCAAGGACCACCATATTTTTCTAATATTATACAAAAATATTCATTTTCATCATCAGCTAACAGTTCCGATGTTGGAGACTTAACTGCAGGGAGAAGTATTCAAGCAGGGCAATCCTCTACAAATCATGGATACGTATCTGGTGGTCAAATTCCCCCATCGCCATCACCCGATGTAAGAGATATTATTGACAAATTTTCTTTTAGTGTAGACGCTAATGCAACAGACGTAGGTGATCTAACTCAAGCAAGAGTATCCGCAACTGGTACAGAGATATAAATAGCAACATGGCATCAAAATATAAAATAGGTGGAAAAGCTATCCTAACAGACTCAGACGGAACTCGAGATCTCATTGGTGTTTCTGTTGTCTACGAAGACTCTTTCACTGCTACGAATACGATTCGATCACTTGCACCAGATTACTTTGATGCTTATATATTTCCGAGTAATCCATTTCAGGGTGAAGTGAGTGGATATTCTAGTGGGGGTCGAGCTGCATCGAACGTTATAGATAAATTTCCCTTTGCATCAGATGCAAATGCAACAGACCATGGGGATTTACAATATGGAAAAGAACAGCCAGCTGGGAATTCATCGGAAACTCATGGGTATTCATCTGGAACGTATTCTCCTTTCGGTAACACTAAAACAATAGAAAAATGGTCATTTACATCTAATACTACTTCATCAAGCATAGGTAATTTAACTGCTCATAATGTTTACACTGGTCTCGGGATAGGCCAGTCTACTATTACAAACGGGTTTGGATATCACTCTGGTGGTAGAGGTGCGCAAAATACCGTAGAAAAGTTTCCATTCAGTTCAAATGCTGATGCAACCGATGCTCTTAATTTATCTTCGGGGAGAGAAAATCTTAGTGGTCAATCTGATGATGGCGGCGGGCATGGTTATACTGCAGGAGGTAGAAGAGGAATTCCTCCGGTAGCTGTTAATATAATTGATAAGTTTCCCTTTGCATCTGATGCGAATGCAACAGACGTAGGAGATACTTCAGTACTACATGACTACGGCACTGGTGGTCAATCGTCAGAAACTCATGGTTATATCGTTGGCGGGTTTCCACAAAATAGTGTAATCGATAAATTTTCTTTTGCCTCTGATGGAAATGCAACAAATATAGGAAATTTAATATCAGGTCCGAGAAATGATCGTATGGCAGGGCAATCATCATTTACACATGGATATGCAAGTGGATCAGGCCAGACTGCGCCAGATGGAAGTAACGTTATTCAAAAATGGCCATTTAGTAGTGATGCTGATGCAACCGACGTAGGTGATTTAACTAGGTCTATGGGTGAAATGGGTGGCCATCAGGTTTAGAAACGATATATATAATTTTACATGAATACTTTATGAGGTGACAATGAATTCAATAGAATATTTTGAAAAAAATCGATACATTTATCTTGCAGATGTTTTACCAAAAAATGTCTGTCAAGATCTCACTCAACATATGCACAATCTTCATAAGGAAGGTAAACTTGTTCAAGACGAACAGTGTCCACTTTCTTGGTCAGTCTATGGTGACTCGAAGTTTGATACATTACTTGCTAATCTAGCAAAACCAATTGGTGATAAACTTGGAGTAGAGATACTTCCGACATACACTTACGCACGTCTTTATCAGCCAGGCGATAGACTCAAAAAACATACTGACCGACCATCGTGCGAGATATCTGGTACTATGACACTTGGCTACGATCCAGACTCAGCACTTTGGCCAATCTTCTTTGGTAAAGATCAAAACGATCCAGGAACGTCATATGACATTGGCGTTGGTGATCTCGTTATGTATCGTGGAAACGAACTCGTTCACTGGAGACCAGAATATAAAGGTAAGTGGCAGGTTCAGGTTTTCTTCCACTATGTTGACGCAAATGGTCCACATAAGGAATGGGCAAATGATAAGAGAGCAGTTCTCGGAACTGGTGCTGAAACGAAAAAACAAAACACTGTTCAAAGAGAAACGATGGAAGAACCAGATAAGTACGAGTTTAAATATCATTTCTCTGCGAATACAATGGCTATACTTCCTCAGGCAGATCATCTCCCAGGATATGCAGCTTTTTATAGTGGATTCAAACCAAAACTTGCATTTACACCTGAAGAATGTGATAAGATTATTGCGACTGCAAGTAATCAATATGCGTCAAAGGCAAGAGTCGGTTCAGAGGCAACATCAAAAACTGACCTCAGTGTACGTAATGTAGATCAATATAATATTGAACTGAATGAAGATACTCGATGGATCTATAATAAACTTGTACTTGCAGTCGCGATGGCGAATCACGAACATTTTGGTTTCAATATCAGTGGTATTACTCACGATCTTCAATTACTTCACTATCGTTCAGACGATGGTAACGGTCACTATGACTGGCATGTCGACGTAGGTCACGGTCATTCTGCATGTCGTAAAATTTCTATTTCAGTTATGCTTTCTCCAGATGATAAATATAAGGGTGGAGACTTAGAAGTAAACGATCACGGAGTACTTAGGCAAGGTGTTCGTGAGCAAGGATCAATCAACTTATTCCCGAGTTATATGCCACATCGTGTCGCACCAGTTACAGAAGGTGAGAGGTGGGCACTTGTTATATGGATAAACGGATCAGACAGATTTAGATAAGGAGAATCATATGCCTGTTGTAGAATACAAGATGCATGTCATCAATAATAAAGGTGGCGCGACAGCACCACTTTGGGTAGATGATGGTGGATATCATACATCACCTATCGATAAGACAAAGATTGGTTGGGTATTACCTGAAGCCGATCGTGAATACTATGTACCAGATACAGTCACTGAGTTATCGAAGAGTGAGTTCGTAACACGTCAGTTAGCAATCCATGCTGATACGCCATTTCAAAGTCAACCAGTTGACTCAAATGGTGAAGAAGTTGGAGACCCTGTTAATATGACAGATGCTGAAGTAACAACCGATATGGAAGCATGGTACGATTCTTTTGTGAGTTCGCATAGCTAATGGAGATAATGCTTGCAAAACAGATACTCGAACTCGAATCACACGAGCTCGAAGGTATCTTGATGAAACTGAAAATGGAAGATCGCGAAGCATATGAAAAATTGCAGGAGTTAGTTGAAGACTTATAATATTATGAATCATTATGAACGTTTTTTGAAAACAAAACTATTTACAGATCGTGTTGGACCAATATACGGTACCGAAGACTTTGGAATATATCTTTACTCAGTTATCAAGATGATGAGACCAAAGAATATTTTAGAACTTGGTACTGGGCTTGGTACGACTATGCTATGGGCAGCACAAGCAATTCTTGAGAATAACGAAGGTATTATTCACACTTTCGATGACGGAAGTGAATGGAATCATCTGAAGAATGCTCGTGATCAGATGGGCGAGTACTTTCGTGAAGATTATCTTTTCTATATCGAAAATCTCATTGACTCGTTTGAAATAAGAAAAGCTGTTGAGTTTCATCCAGTTCGAATCGAAGAGATAGAATCAGAGGCGCCAATCGATATACTCTTCTCTGATTTCGCGCATGGGCCGTCTGATGTATTACAACTCCTTGCTGAATTTTTACCTCAGATGAATAGTTATAGTAAGATCTATATCGACTCTGCTTCTACTCATTATGGGTCATATCACACTCTCGAAAAAGTAATTGATATGCTGAATCAGAATACGATTCCTCGATCCATTTCTGAACGAGCGAAGAATGACACCATACGTGATATCGTAAATCAGAGTCAGTTTCAACTCGATCATATTGTAGAAAACAAAGATCGTGCACAGAATAGTACTACTTGTATTACAATCCAACCATATGACGTATTTCCTTATCCGAGAGTCAATGTGAGGTATTGATGAAAGTAATCGATAATGTAATTGGTGATAAGTATTCAGAAATGATATTTGAAGAATGTGCGAAACTTCCTTGGACCTTTGTACCAGATATATCATTTGGAAACCAAGCAAAGAGAAGTGTTCCAGGATTCTCACATAGTTTCTACCTCGATAAAGAATTCAATAATAACGAACCAGTCACGATCGAATCAGAAAAATATCCTCTCATCAAACCTGTACTACTCGAAGCATTTGATAAATTGAATCTCAACATAAATTTACAAAATGTTTTTCGTAGCCGCGCAAGACTCACGCTCGATCGTCCTGAATTATCTGAATCCGATCGTATTGACAACATTCACGTAGATTATCAAATCCCTCACCTCGTTTTGATATACTATGTCAATACGGTCGATGGTGATACTCTGGTATACGAAAATGATAAAATCGTAGAAAGAGTATCACCGAAGCGAGGTCGTTGTTTACTGTTTGACGGTTCGCTACAACATACGTCCACGTCTCCTGCTCTTGGTCCAAGGATCATTATCAATAATAATATAAGGTGAACTGATGCATCCGAATCAACATAATCTTTTCGAAACTCCTATCTGGGGATTTATGCTCAACGATCAAAATTTACAGACATTTGATTATACTGATTACATTTTAGATATATCAAACACCGAACAGTCTGCGACAAAGAGTAACATGGGTGGTTGGCAATCAAGAGATAATATTCACGAAGAACCGATCTTTCAAGAGTTCAATCGATCAATATTAGGTGCAGCAAAAAATATACTGAAAGACTACACTCAGTTAGAACCATATATTCAGAGTATGTGGGCAAACATTAATGTGAAGGGAGATTTCAACGCACACCACACTCACGAAGGTGAACTATCGGGGGTTTATTACTGCAATGTACCAGAAAAATCAGGAGAATTGATACTCGTTGATCCTAAGGTGAGGTCTCATGTTTCTGTAATAAGAAGTGGCAATTTTCCGATTCGTCCTGAAAGACTTGCTCTCATTATCTTTCCAAGTTGGTTAGAACATTACGTACAACCAAGTCAAAGTGATGATCCTCGAGTCAGTATTAGTTTCAATATAGGAATTAAATAATTATAAATAGCCATAGATATTTTATTTACGGAGATTTCTATGGCAAATCCTAGCTCCCGTGCTACATTGATAGATTATTGCAAAAGAAGACTCGGAGATCCTGTCATCGAAATTAACGTTGACGAGGATCAAGTCGAAGATCGTGTAGACGAGGCATTACAATACTATCAAGAATACCACTCTGACGCTACAGTTAAAACATATTTGAAACATTTAGTCACTGCTGATGATGTGACAAACGAATATATACCATTATCATCAGATATCATTTTTGTTTCTAGGCTCTTTCCGGTAGCAAGTTCATTCAATAGCTCTTTTAACTTCTTTGATATCAAGTATCAGATGATGTTAAATGATATTGCCGATTTACAGAACTTTGCTGGTGATCTAGCTTACTATGAACAAATGCAACAATATCTTTCATTACTCGATACTAAGTTGAATGGCAATCCTCAGGTGCAATTCCAGAGGAGACAAAATCGTCTTTATATCTTTGGTGACTTTGCAGATGAAGATATTAAAGCCGGTGAGTATATCGTTGCAGAAGTATACCAAATAGTTGATCCGGAAACCCATACATCAGTTTATAATGATATGTGGTTAAAAGAATATACAACTGCACTGATTAAACAACAATGGGGAACAAATCTTATTAAGTTCGAAGGCATGCAACTTCCTGGTGGCGTGGTACTGAACGGTAGACAAATTTATGATGATGCTACTACTGATATTGATAAGTTAAGAGAAACAATTCGGATGGAACATGAGATGCCACCAGATTTCTTTGTAGGTTAACATGGCAAGAAACGTATACTTTACAGACAAAGTCAGATCAGAACAAAATCTTTATGAAGATATTGTCATAGAGTCTCTGAAGATCTATGGACAAGACGTCTATTACATACCAAGAGATATTGTAGCTGAAGATAAGATCTTTGGTGACGACATACCTTCACGATTTAATTCATCTCATAAGATTGAGATGTACATCGAGAACATCGAAGGATTTGATGGAGAAGGCGATCTCTTTACTCGATTTGGAGTGGAGATTCGTGATGAGGCAACATTTGTAGTATCTCGTCGTAGATGGACACAAACAGTTGCTCGTATGGATAACGGGGTAACTTCAGTTCGTCCTCTTGAAGGAGACTTAATTTTTCTTCCACTTTCAAATAAACTCTTTCAGATTATGCATGTAGAGCATGAACAACCTTTTTATCAACTGAGTAATTTACCTGTATTTAAACTGAGAGCACAACTCTTCGAATACAATGATGAAGATCTTGATACAGGCGTTGATATTATTGATCAGATTGAAAAAGATTATGCATACACTTATATTCTTACACTTGACGGAACAAGTGGTATTATTACAACAGGCGAGACAGCGACTCAGACTTTATCGAGTGGAATTACAGTTTCAGGAGAAGTTTCCAAGTGGTCTGACTCCGATCAGAAGTTACATCTAATTCATATCGACACAAGTGATGATAAATATCATGAGTTTATTACTGGTACAAATATTACAATTACTGGAGCGCAAGGTAGAACCGTCGACTCTGACTTTAGTGTTACGGCAATAATAGAAGATAATAAAATATCCAGTAATGAACAGAACGACGACTTTGGTACTATCGGAGGTGGTTTCCTCGACTTTAGTGAGAATAACCCATTTGGCGATCCGGAGAATAACTAATGTTTGGGACTCATTTTTATCATCAAAAAGTTCGAACTTGTGTTGCTATCTTTGGTAAGCTCTTTAATAACATATACGTGGTAAGACCAAGTAGTCAACTGAAAGTTCCATTATCATACGCACCAAAACAAAAATATCTTGAAAGAATAAGAGAAAATCCTGATTTGGGTGCAAACTCACAAGTTGCGATTAAACTTCCTCGTATGTCTTTTGAAATAACATCGTTTGCATATGATGCAACGAGACAGTTAACAAAAGTAAGCAACTTTAATACATTCGGTACATCAAATGCAAATAGACAAAAGTTTTATTCTCCTGTTCCATATAGTGTAAATTTTCAATTAAATGTGTATGCAAAAAGTCAAGATGATGCATTACAAATTGTAGAACAAATTTTACCAACATTCAATCCCCAGTATACATTAACAATCAAACCTTTCAGTACAGAATATCCAGATTTCAAAGAAGATATACCGATTGTGATACAAGGTCTAAGTTTTTCTGATGATTTTGAAGGAGCAATGGAACAGAGACGAACTATCATTTATACACTTGATTTTGAAATGAAAGTCAGTTTCTACGGACCGATAAATACTTCAGATATCATACGTACATCAAAGGCAACCTTTTTTGATATAGGTGCTGGATTACTAGATTCTGATATAGGACTCGAAAGAATTGACACAACGCCAGATCCTACATCTGTCTTTGGTATGCCAGATAGTGATTTTGGATTTAGTAATACTATAACATTATTAAGTGATAGCG